CTGAACAACTTCTGAGTTATACCATGAGCATCCAAGTCTCCTCCAAGTCTTATACCCGCCCGACGTGGGCAAAGAGTAAGTCAGTCCATTCAGATGCCATCGGTAGGGCTACACAGTCAGTCAGGTCCTTCGGTTACACTAAGTCTGACGATTACTTGAAGATGATGTACCTCTGGAGAGAGGTCTGAGTTATACACAGAGACGGGGCAGTTGTTATTGACAGTTGCCCCGTTTTTATGTTGTTATATGTCGGCGGGCGTTGTTTAAAAACAGCTAACATCCCTAATCTATAAACGACCCAGATCGAGTGAGTTATCGAAAGACATATATAATCGAAAATGGGAAAAGGGATCCACGAATGCAAAAAAATTCCGGACCCATAATTTCCGTCGTAGAGGTCGATCCGATAGATGGAAGTTATGTGATTAAATTGCCTGAGAGTACTGTCAATGAACTCGGATGGTACGATGGGACAGAAGTAGTAATTACTGAGGACGGCAATGAACTTGTCGTGACAGACTTGGAAAATTTCGAGAGTTTCTGATATAATACAGTATGATTCAGAGAGATATCCATGATAACCACTGAGCAGATCTTCCACATATACGACGGGAATGGTGTGGTTGCACACAGTTTAACTGTCGAACAAATGGAAGAATTAATCAGTAAGCCAGGATGGTTCGCTGAGCAAAGAAAAAAGAATCTAGAAGTGCAGCCCTTAGAGGTTCTTCCAGACCGTGAAGAACACTCGTATTGACATTATAGATACTATCAGTTATAATTCATTTGAAGTACACTATTACTCATGGCGAAAGGATTTACAGTAAAAGCGAAAACTCCCATCAAGAAAGCAGAGTCTGAATGGGACTATAATAAAGCACGAGAGATGGTCAATGGTAAGAGCATTGTGTTCTGCCTGCCTGGTCGAGGTGTCTCTTACGCATATCTGAAGAACTTTGTTCAACTCTGCTTTGATCTTGTTCACGCCGGAGCTCAGATTCAGATCTCCCAAGATTATAGCAGTATGGTGAACTTTGCACGTTGTAAGTGCTTAGGTGCAAACGTGCTGCGCGGTCCCGATCAGATTCCCTGGGACGGCAAACTGAAGTATGATTATCAACTCTGGATTGACTCGGATATTATCTTTACCACAGAGAAGTTCTGGCAACTTGTCCTGATGGATCAAGACATTGCATCTGGTTGGTATTGTACCGAAGATGGCATGACTTCCTCGGTGGCTCATTGGTTGGATGAAGAAGCATTCGCCAAGAATGGTGGTGTGATGAATCACGAGACCTTGGAGACGATGAAGAACCGTCACAAACCCTTCACCGTGGACTATGCAGGTTTCGGATGGTTGCTGATCAAGCACGGTGTCTTTGAGCATCCTGAGATGAAGTATCCCTGGTTCGCTCCTAAGATGCAAGTCTTTGAGTCTGGTGCTGTTCAAGACATGTGCGGCGAAGACGTGTCGTTCTGTCTCGATGCCAAAGAAGCAGGCTTTGAAATCTGGTGCGATCCTCGTATCCGTGTTGGACACGAAAAACCCCGCGTTATTTAAGATTATGGAAATTAGAAAGCGTACCTCTCCCAAGGAGGAGTTCTATAATATCTACCAGCGTGACCCCGGAAGCGGCGTCGAAACACTCGTAGATGAGGCCTTGACAAAGGATCAGTTTATGGATAAAATGGACTACTATGCCCAAGAGTATTATATGACTCAAGAGGCGAAGTTCGCTCCTTCGTCCTTTCGGCATGAAACCTTTACTTATGAGGACTAATGGCAGTACGATCTAAAGTTGGCACCAGTGCAATCAAGTTTCAAGGTGGCAAACCTAAAATGACTTGTCAGGGCAATTCAAAGAATACTCGTTATTCTGCAACTTCACGAAACAAAGCACGCAAAAAGTATCGAGGTCAAGGTAAGTAAAAATTATGTACCTAGAGGGAGATCAAGAATGGAATTATATTCATCCACATGACCTCTGGGTTTATAATAAGTTACTGCTAAGTCGGGTATTGGGTTATACTTGTGGTCCTATTGGCACCACAGTTCCCAAACCCGACTTTTATGTTGTTCGGCCGAGCATGAATTTACTTGGAATGGGCCGTTTTGCTCGGATAGAATACATTTACAAGTACACAGAGTCATATCATCCAAGTGAATTTTGGTGTGAAATCTTTGAAGGAGACCACATTAGTGTAGATTTTCACAACAAAGAACAAAAATTGACAGTAATCGGTGATCGTGATCTAGAAAGTGATCTCTACCGATGGAAAAAATGGGAAAAAATTGATAGAAAAATAAAATTTCCAGAAATCTTGGACCAATTACATGGACATTATGACTGGATTAACTGCGAATTTATAGGTGGGAAACTAATTGAGGTACATTTTCGCCAAAATCCAGATTTTAGATATGGTAATAGCGAAGCAATTCCAGTTTGGAACGGAGATAGACCAGTAAATTTTGATGGATATCGCTTCATAGAATCAAAAGATTACCTACGAAAAGGTTTCTGGGTAAAATAAATAGCAATAAGGGATAGCAACCCCTCTAAAAGTTCTCTGAAAGAACTTTACGGAGGGCTAAAATGTCTAATCATCCAGTTCCCGACCACAATTCGGACATGATGAGTGAAGAATTTGGCACAAAATACCTCATCACAGACCCAAAATGCGATAAACTGCTCAGAGAAGTAGTTGGCGATCATAAACATGACCTCAAAAAGCAGACTTTACTGCATGAAGAGATCAGAAATGACGAAGATTATGACGACTGGGAGTATGGAACAGAACCCAGTTACGGAAAACCACTATAAATAGGTCAGATTCTTGTCTTTTCCATGGCTACAAATAGGATAAGTAAGTCATTCAAAGATATAAACTTGTCCTTCAAGCCACATCCTGTGACCAAGGACCTCCAAGTTCTTAAAAATGAGAACGCGATTCGTCGTGCAGTGAGAAATTTGGTTCAAACCATTCCAACTGAGAGGTTCTTCCAACCAAATTTGGGTACAGATGTCACAGGATTACTATTTGACTTCGTAGATTACGGTACTGCATCTGCAATTGAGACTCAAATTTACGAAGTAATCTACGCATACGAGCCTAGAGTGGATAATGTTAACGTAACTGTAGATCCAAGACCCGATCAAAACGAATTTGAGGTAACGGTTTCCTTTGATATCGTTGGTGAAGCAGTAACAGCACAAGAATTTACCTTCATATTAGAAGCGACCCGATAAAAAATGCCACTCACTAAGTTTGCAAACCTAGATTTTGACCAAATTAGGGCATCCATCAAAGATTATCTCCGTGCAAACAGCAATTTCACGGATTTTGACTTTGAAGGGTCCAATTTTTCGGTCTTAATTGACACGCTGGCGTATAATACTTACATTTCAGCGTTCAATGCCAACATGGTGGCTAACGAATCCTTCTTGGATTCGGCAACTTTGCGTGAAAACGTCGTTTCTTTAGCTAGAAACATCGGTTATTTGCCCAGATCGCGTACTGCGGCAAAAACTACGGTTAGTTTTACTGTTCCTTTTGTCGGAGAGAGCGGAACTTGCACTTTGAAGGCAGGTTTGGTGTGTGTTGGAGCGTATGACAACACATCATACATGTTTTCTATCCCTGCAGACGTTACAACAACCTCTCCTTTAACAAATCCAGCTGGTGATACTAACGGACCTAGACTTGCAACGTTCACAGACGTAGAAATTTACCAAGGAACGTACTTAACAAAGCAATTTGTAGTCAATGGATCGCTTGATCAGCGTTTTATTCTCAATAATCCCCACATTGATACCTCAACACTCAAAGTAAGGATAAAAGGGCCCTCTGAAACTGGTCTCGGAAGAGAATATACGGTTGTAGACAACATTCTTAACATTGACGCCAACTCTGAAATCTATCTTTTACAAGAAGTTAAGGACGAAAAGTACGAAGTTCTGTTTGGTGACGGTATTTTTGGTAAAAAACTTGATAACGGCACCGTAATTACCTGTTCGTACATTGTAACTGATGGTCTGGATGGAAACGGACCTACACAATTTGATTTTTCAGCTAATCTGAGATCTTCTCTCGATTCTACAATCATCCCAACCTCAACAGTCACCGTATCTGCCTCTAGAAACGCCCAGGGAGGCGCTGAGATCGAGACTTTGGAGTCTATCAAGTACTTTGCTCCTAGACTCTACTCAAGTCAATACAGAGCGGTTACAACGAGGGATTATGAAGCGATTATTTCGACAATTTATCCCGATACAGAGTCAGTTTCTGTTGTTGGTGGTGAAGAACTTGATCCACCCGAGTTTGGTAACGTAATTATCAGCATCAAACCCAAGAATGGTTCATTTGTATCAGAATTTAATAAGCAACTGATCCTTTCAAAGTTAAAGCAATACTCTTTGGCTGGAATCAACCAAAAGATCGTTGACCTTAAGATTCTGTACGTCGAAATTGATGCTTTTGTCTACTATAACGCCAGTAAGGTTACTTCTGCTACAGATCTGAAGAAAACAACTTTAGATAGCATTACCCAATATGCATCTTCTATCGATTTGAACAAATTTGGTGGAAGATTTAAGTACAGTAAGGTTCTTTCCGTTATTGATGGCACTAGTGATGCGATTACATCCAATATTACTAGAGTCGTTATTAGAAGAGATCTGAGATCTCAACTAAATCGCACGGCTCAGTACGAATTGTGCTACGGAAACGCTTTTAGAGCAGTTGCTTCTGGTAGAAACATCAAGAGTACAGGATTTAAGATCTTAGGTGTTGCTGATACTGTATACTTTACAGATACTCCCAATTCAGATCTTAAGACAGGAGTTCTTTCCATCGTTCGCCAAGTCAACGATGAAGTTCTTGTTGTCAAAAGGGATGCGGGAACGATTAATTACGAAACAGGCGAGATTCTTATCTCCTCCTTGACAATTACAGAAACATCCAAAGACGATGGAGTAATTGAAATTCAAGCTGTTCCGTTATCTAACGATATCATTGGACTGAAGGATATCTATCTCAGTTTTGATGTTGGAAATAGCACAATAAATATGGTGAAGGACACCATTTCTTCGGGAGACCAAATCTCTGGAGTTGGTTTCCAAGTAACACCAAATTACGTTGACGGGACATTAACGAGGTAAGATGATTGAGACCGCAATTGATCAACGGGTCAAGATCAGCCAGCTGATCGAGGGACAACTTCCTGAGTATGTCGTTTCGGAGTCTCCATTATTTGTTGATTTCTTAAAACAGTACTATCAGTCTCAACAATTTCAAAGCGGTCCTGTCGATCTGCTTGAAAACATTGACCAGTACATCAAACTGGACAATCTTACACCAGAAGCACTCAATGGAAGAGTAGGTGTAACTGAAAGTGTCTTGGCGTCTGACACAACGATTTACGTTGACACTACAAAGGGTTTCCCAAATGAATATGGTCTCATCAAGATTAATAATGAGATCATTACTTACACTGGTGTAACTACAAATAGTTTTACTGGATGCGTTCGTGGATTTAGTGGAATTACTTCCTATAGATCCGGAACAGATTCGGAAAGTTTAGTATTTGCAACTTCTTCGGCTGCATCTCATAGTTCTGGTAGTGTTGCCCAAAACTTAAGTACTCTTTTCCTCAAAGAGTTCTTCAGAAAACTCAAAATCTCTTTTGCTCCTGGACTGGAGGATCAAGATTTTACAAGTTCTCTGGATGTTAATAATTTTATCAAATCTCTTCGTGGATTCTATGAAGCAAAAGGAACGTCCGATTCCTTTAGAATCCTCATGCGAGCACTTTACAATGTAAGTGCTAACGTTGTAGACCTTGAGCAACTTCTCAGTAAACCATCTACAGCAAACTATAGAAATAGACTGACTTTAATTACTGATCTAATTTCTGGAGATCCAGAACAGTTAGTTGGTCAAACTTTATTCCAAGATGAAAATCTTTTAACTGGAGTTGGATCTGCGAGTGCTCCTATTTCAGAGGTTGAAGCATTTACAATCCAGAATAAGAGATATTACAAGATCTCTCTGTTCTTTGGTTATGATAGCCCTCCATCTGGGTTTTTTGGTAACTACAAACAGCCTGGTAAGTCCAAAGTAATTGGCACTTATGGAACCAGTGCAGATACTATTACAGTTGACTCCACAATCGGGTTCCCTGCCGCCGGAGAGGCGATTGTAGGCAATAATACTATCACATATACCGACAAGACTGTAAACCAGTTTCTAGGCGTTTCTGGGATCACTGAGAGTATCTCCGATGCTTCCGATATCCGAGAGAATCTTGTCGTTTATGGATATGAGCAAGGGACTACCAATAAAGTAGAACTTAGACTTACTGGTGTATTGAATCAATTCAATATTCCAACTGGATACAACAATGCAGATGTTGAGGAAGAAATCAACGTCAAGTTTGTTGGTAAAAAAATTAGAAATCCAGAATCGAAGACTTTTGTTGAGACCTTCTTCAATTCTTGGGAATATAACCCAACTAACAGGATTCAGATTCAAAGTTTTACTGGATCTGCATTTAAATTAGCATTGGAACTCGATAGAGTTCAGATTAGAACTGGAGATACTGTTCAGATTCTTGCTCGTGGTTCCAGTACAGTTCTTGGAACGGCTCAGATCACTATTGATAATTCGGTTACAGCAACTAGTGACTGCACATTATCTGGTTCTATTGTTTCTTCACTTAATCCAAATACAAAGTACGATATTCGTAGATTAGTCAAAAAAGCAACATCCTCAAACAATATCATCAAGAATGGCGAAGAGGTTATTGTATCTGACATTCAAAATACTTATATCTCGAATGATGATCTATACGGATTTGTTGCAAGTAACTCTTTACCTTCATATGAGATTACAACACCCATCATTTCCAAGACATTAACAGAGGCTTCTACAGCATCTGGTGGTGTTCAGGATGCTGATTCTGATGGATTGTATTCTGTTTTAGCATTTGATACCGAAGTCCCCTTTATTACAGGTGATGAGGTAATTTATAGAGTTGGAACTGCTTCTACCACTCTTGGAATGGTTGAAGGATTTACTGGAATTAAAGAAGGCCGTTATTTCGTAGAAGTACAACCAGATCCTAAAAAGGTAAAACTGTGCGTTGCTAGATCTTTCATCGATGCACAAGATTATGTAAAATTTGCACCTCTTCCCTCTGGATCTGGAACTCACGTCTTCACATTAGCATCTCAGTCTGATAAACTGATAGAACCACAGGCTATCCTCAAAAAGTTCCCATTATCTCAAGATCTTCAATCTGGAGATAAAACTTTAACATCTCCTGGTCCTGTTGGTATCCTGCGTAATGGTGTTGAGATTCTCAACCCAAGATCGGAAGAATTTATTTACTACGGACCTGTAAGCAATGTTTCTGTCTTAAATGGCGGCAGCAACTTTGACGTATTGAATCCACCAACCGTTATTGTTGGTAGTCCTAGTGTATCTTCTGGAACAACTGCGTTAGTTGAACCTGTTGTTGTTGGAAGTATTACTGAGGTTTCCGTAGACCCACAAAACTTTGATATCACTGAAGTATTCTCGATTTCGGTGAGTGGAGCAAACGGTAAGAACTCACAGTTAGAACCAATTGTCGAAAATAGATACAGAGAAGTTGCATTCAATGCGGCCGATTCTGTATTTGGTGGTGGAATCGGAACATCTACAGAAACAATCACATTCTTAGATGAGCACAACTTTGTCACTGGTCAGCAGGTTGTATATGATAGAAATGGCAACTCTGCTCTTGGAATTGGAACCTTTGGTGGAGGGAACGAAGATACTGGATTAACGCTTAACAGCGGTGGTTCTTACTTTATCTCTAAAATTAATAACAAATCAGTATATCTGTATCAAAGTGTCAACGATCTGAATGCTGGTATTAATACCATCGGATTTACCACTATTGGAAACAGTGGCATTCATAAATTCAGAACATTTGATCAAAAGAGAACCCTCACTGGTGTTAGAGTCATCAATGGCGGTGAAGGATTTGCAAGCAGAAGACTCAGAGTAAAGGCTTCTGGAGTATCAACATCAAGAAATACGATTTCGTTCAAAAATCACGGGTTTGTTGATGGTGAGATTGTTTCTTACGCTTCGACAACAGGATCTGCGATTAGTGGTCTGAATACTAGTAATCAGTACTACATTCTAAATTCTTCAACTAATAGTTTCCAACTATCCGGTGCTGGTGTTGGTGGAACGATTAAAGACAACTACAACAGATCTATTCCAGTTGATTTCAATAGTACTGGTTCTGGATATCAAGAGTTTAACTACCCAACAGCAACCGTATCCATCAATGTTGCATATGCAAATACAGTTGGTGTAATTACAGCAACTCCTTCGATTCGTGGTTCCATTAAAAGACTATTCCTCTATGAAGAAGGAACTGACTATGGATCAAAAATTGTAGATTTCCAGAAGAAACCTCTGGTAACTGTTGTTAATGGTACTGAGGCTCAACTGAACCCAATTATTTCTAACGGAAGAATCATCTCCGTTCAGATCTTAAGTGGTGGTAGAAACTATAAGTCAGCACCAGATTTGAGTGTAATTTCTACATCTGGATCTGGAGCAAAACTCAGAGCGATTGTTAGTGGTGGTACTATTACCAAAGTTATTATTCAAAGCACTGGTATTGGGTACGATCCAATAAGCACAAGCATTAAAATAACTACAGTCGGAAGTGGACTTGTAGTCAATACGTCCGTAAGAAAGCTTACAATTAACAAGACTAAGAGATTTGAAGAGTATGGTGGTGAGTTCTTATTCAGCAATGAGGCAAATAAAGGACTTGAGTACTCAATTCTCGGATACAATGACACTTTAAGAAGTGCATTTTTTGACACGGATACAAATGTACACTCACCTTTGATTGGGTGGGCTTATGATGGAAATCCAATTTACGGTTCATATGGATATTCCGATCCAGAAGATTCTTCTTCTGGTATTGTTAGATTGTCTCCTGGTTATGTTCTAAACACTGGTTTAGTTCAAAATCGCCCCAATGGATTCGCTGAAGGATTTTTTGTTGAAGACTACGAATTCAATGCATCTGGTCAACTAGACGCACATAATGGTAGATTCTGTAAAACAGTTGACTATCCTAATGGTGTCTATGCTTATTTTGCAACATCCGAAATTGATCCTACCACCGGTGATTTAAAAGCACAATATCCATACTTTGTAGGTAGATCTTACAGAACTGTTCCCGTAGTAGAAAATCTCTACGGTAGAGAATCGATCAATCAGAGTAATTTTGATTTTGAATCTGGAGAATATAGCAGAAACACATATCCATATCTTCTTGGAGAACCAAAAGCTGACAATGATTACATTTTAGAGTCATATGAATTAGCGACTCAAAAAGCAATTATTGAATCAGTATCTTCTGGAACAGTTGAGAATATTAAGGTCCTATCTCCCGGAGATCGTTATGTTGTCAATGAGCCTCTGTATTTTGACGAATCCACCAGTGGTGGTGAAGGTCTTGATGCCGTTGTATCTGAGATTCGTGGAAAGAGCATTGTAGAACTCAATACAAACTATAGAGATTATAGTGGAATTGTATTTGAAAAGACAAGCAATCAAGTTGTAACTGGAACCATTGGAACTTATCATGATCTTAGAAATGGTGACACTATTATTGTTTCTGGACTTAGCACCTTTGTAAGAGGACTTTCTGGAAAACAAGTTGTAGGAGTTACCAGTGCGACTGGAGCATTAACTGAACAGATCAATGCTGGTAGTGCTGGAGATGTTGTTGATATTAGACTCTCCTCCATACCATCCTTTGTTAGTGTTGGATCTAGTGTTCTTATTGGTGCAGAACTGTTCAAAGTCTTAAATAAACTTCCAGTACAGAATCTTCTGAGAGTAGAAAGATCTGGTGGTGGAATTTCTACCACTGGTGTTGCAGTATCGTTCCTGACGAATACATTTACAATCAACTTAGAAACTGATGATTTTGAGTCCCAGACTCAGAAGTCAATTTTCTTCAATGCATCTGAAACTGTCGGTATTGCCACAACTGCTGGAATTAGTGCAACACTTTCCTACACCCAGGCTGGTGTAACTTCTCAGAGAGATGTTCCAGCACAAACAATCTTCATCCAAGATCACCCATTTGTAGCAAATCAAAGTGTTGTTTTGACAACACCTTCAACTGGACAACCATTTGTTGTCAGGGCTGGTTATGGCGATACGCAATATTTACCATCTGCCGCTGGAGTTGCACAAACTGTATATGTCGTTAATGTTGGTAAAGATTTAATTGGTCTTAAGACATCTCTTTCTGGTGAGCAGTTATTCTTCTTAGAAAACGCTCAAAACAGTAATGATTACAATCTTGTATCCGAATTCTCTGCTGTAACAGGAACTGTTCGTAAGATCGAAACAACTGTTGCAACTGCATCGACACATCTTTTAGAAACTAATGATGTTGTATCTTTCTTTGTAAAACCAAAAGGAAACTTTGGTATTGGAGCTGCATCTTCTGTCTCTCTTTCCTATAACAGATTAGTTGATAGTGTTGTTGTTAACAGCATTGGATTTAACTCCACTGGAATCAATACAGCGACAAATAGAATAACCATTGCATCTCATGGTCTTTTAAATGGGGACAAAGTTGTATATGAGGGAGTAGAAACAGCACAAGGTCTGTCAAACGGAGTTTACTTCGTCTACCTTATTGACGAAAATACATTCAGTCTTGCAAAAACTAAAGTTGACCTTGATTCTTTCCCACCTGTATTAGTCGATATCACTGGAATTGGCGCAACTCATACAATTGGTCGTATCAACCCACAGATTCCTGTAATCAGAAATAGAAACTTAGTTTTTAATCTCACAGATTCAACTCTCACAGGTTATAAACTTAAGTTCTTCTATGATAAAGAATTTAACAACCCAGTAATCTCTATCGGAAGTAGTTCTGCATTTGATATTCAGGAAACTGGAGTTATTGGTTCTACTGGCATAACGACAGTTGGATTTAGTTCTGCATGGCCTTCTAAGTTGTTCTATAACTTAGAGAAGAGCGGATACTTATCTACTTCTGATACTGAGGTAAACTCTTATTCTGAGATCAGTTACAGCAATAGCAAGTATAACGGTGCTTTCAAAGTAACTGGAATTGGATCTACAACGTTCACAGTAGCACTTGTAGATCAACCAGAAACTACACGTTATATTCAAAAAGATTGTGCTGAACTTAGATATACAACCAAGTCTCGTTCTTCCAATGGTGGTATCGAGAAGGTTAAGATTGTCTCTCCTGGATTTGGTTTTGATTCCAGACCAGACTTTGTTGGTGTAGGAACTACTTCCAATGGTATCAATGCTATCCTTGAAGCATCTTCAGAAACTATTGGTAGAGTCAATAGCACAAGAATTGTAAATGCTGGTTTTGAATATCCAAGCGACAAAACATTAACGGCAGCTGCCCTTATTCCTTCATGGTCTCAAGTTTCCAATAACTACACTGTTTCTGACGGTAACATTATCGTAAGAACTGGTGGTAAGAACTTTACTAATCCTCCACAACTGGTTCTTGTTGATAGCACTACTGGAAAACCATCTGGAGATGGTTCTTACAATGCTGTTATGAATGAGAACTCCATTGACTCTATTCAGGTTCTGAAACAACCAACGGGTCTTGCTGGAGTAGCACATACACTTTACACAACTTCCAATAGTAACGGAATTGTTATTACTGCTGTTGATAGTGTTCCTGCAGGAATTGTTACCGTAACGATTCAAACTCCTGTACTTGGTTTTACTACTGCGCCAGTAGCCATTGGAGATAAGATCTTTGTTGATGGTATCAATCAGTACTTCTCTGGGGATTATGATGGACATAACTCCAAAGATCATGGATATAGATTCTTTGAAGTTACGAACGTTAATGCTGCAATTAACCCAGTAACAGTTACATATTCCTTGGTAGGAATTGCGACTCAAGATGTCGGGGTTGCTGTAACTACCACAAATAACACTGCATCTTTAGTAAAACAAGAAGACTATCCAACTTTTGAAGTTACTCTTGAGAGAGAAAAATTCCTTGTAAATGAAAAAGTACAAGTAGATGTTGGAAACGGATTTAATGATACAGATCTGGTAGTCGTCAGATCTCAGGGTGATATCCTTAAAGTTAAAGGATCATATGAGTTAAAAATTGGCGATAGAGTTAAAGGAGTTTCCACTGGATTCATTGCTACCATACTCATCCTTGAGAATTATGAAAGCACTTTCCGTGTTTCTTTCGATGTAGAGCAATCTTATGGATGGTCTGATCAGATTGGATTTACCAACAGTGATCTATCCGTTCTCCCAGATAACAACTATTATCAGAACTTATCATACACGGTTCAATCTCCTCTTGAGTGGAACACTCTGGTTGGACCAATGAATCGTCTTCTCCACTCCAGTGGAATGAAGAACTTCTCTGATATGGAGATCAAGTCACCAGTTTCTGCGGCTGCAACTATCGGTATCAATACTTCAATCCTTGGAACTTCTATTAGACTTGATTATGTTTTTGAAGGTAGAGCAGATCAAATCAATACATTTGACTTTGCGGCCGATATTGACGTAGTTAGTGGCGTATCTCCTGCCATTAAGATGCAAAATAAGAAGTTGTCCTCCTTCATCAAGTGCTTAACGAATAGGGTTCTTCTTATTGATGATATCTCTACTCAGTTCTCCAGCAAAGAACTAAACCAAAGAACGTCTCAGAAAATTGTATCATATCCAGTTAATATTCCTTTCCAGAGAATTCTTATTCTTGCTAAGGATGTTAACAATCTCTTCGAGTATCAATTTACAGAACTCATCGTACTGAATACTGAAGAGGGAGTATATACACTTCAGAAATCTGATGTTAGAAGCACCGATGAAGAAGTTGTAACTTTCTCCGCTGATGTATCTGATGTTGGTGTTATCGATATTTCGGCCACACCAGTTGCAGAAGGAGTTAACTACAACTTTAAGGTTGTACGCCAATTATTTGATTCAAATGTTGGTGGAGTTGGAACTCTGGCGATCGGTATTGCCTCTGTAACGGGCGTTACAACATCTGTTGGTATAAGTTCTGCTGTAACTCTGTTTAACGCTCTTGCTGCCTCTGTAGACGCCTTTACAGCGCACGTTGCAATTACTAGACCATCTGATCAATACGGAAACTACCACGAAGTAGTTGTTGATCACAATGGAACAGACACATATCTGGCTGAATTTGGATTTGATACTGGATACACTGAGGGTGGCATATCAACTGCCTTTATTGGTTCATTTACATCATATATTGATAGTGGAAGACTTAAGTTAGACTACACTAACAATGGTTCTGAAGAAATTATTGCTAGGGTAAGAATTGTTGGTTTAAATGATGTTAGTGAGGGTATTTCTACACAATCGTTTAAACTTGATATTCAAAATACTGGAACAGAAAGAAGTGCAAGATATCAGAGCAGCGGAACATCCGATACCATCACTGGAGCTGGATATGCTGTTACTGCTGTTGGATTCTCAACAGACAATGATCTTGCAGTAAAGTCTATTGTAAGAGTTTCTATTGGAGATAGTTCCAATACTTCTCAACTAATCATTTCTGCAGATAAGAATAGAAATTCTGCACAAATTATTGAATACCCACAGTTAACAATTGGTGATTCTGTTGGACTTGGAACATTTGGTACGGAGTTTAGTGGATCTGAATTCCAAGTAGTCTTCTATCCCGATGCTCATCAGGGTGTGGCTACAATCACGGGATACCACGAGGTATTCTATAGAGATCAAGATTCCAATGCAGACACTATTCCAAATATCACTTACGGAAGAGCGATTGAAGAGTATTCCGAATCTTTCTTCAATAGAGGAGATCAACTCAACTTTGAACTTACCAGTAATGGTTATCCAATTTATGCAAAAGTTTTTGATCCTGCCAAAGTCTCCACTCTCAACACTTCTACCGGAGTATTTACGATTAAGAACCACTTCTTCAATAGTGGTCAGGAATTAAACTATATTCCAGAAAGCACCGTTGTTGGTGTATCTTCTGTCTCTCTTTCCATTGGATCCACTCTTGCTGGTGGTGGAGATGGAGTTGGTGATCTCATCATTGGATTTACAACCATCACTGGTTTAACAACAACTGGTGGAATGGAGGTTTCTCAGGAGATTATTGGACCTGGAGTTCCAGCTAGTGCAACAATTGTAAGCATCGGTTCTAGTGCCAAGTTCTTCGTTGCTAATAGTGACGGAACTAACGTCCTCACTGGAGTTGGAAATACTACAATATTTGCACTTAACGAGACAATCGTTTCTAACACAGACTATACTGGATTTGGAACAATTACTGCAATTGGAATTAATTCGATTACAGTTGCTAACACAGTTCCAATTGGAGTAGGAAGTGCATACTATTCTACTGCCTTAGCACCATCTGTCACAATTTCTTCCGCTGGTGCTGCGACAACTATCAGACAAACATTTAGATCTGGTATTACTACCGATGTAATTCCTTCCACAGTTTATGCAATTAAACTGACAGAAGATACATTCAAGTTGGCCACCAAGAAAGATTTTGCTCTTGCTGGCATTGGCATGACCTACACTTCGATTGGATCTGGAAATGCCCACGTTCTTGATACAACGAAGAAACTTGAGAAATCTCTCATCTCTCTTGATGGAATTAATCAAGCGCCTATTGCCTTTGCCGATCTATCGTTTGAGTTAAGAGAATCCGTAAGTTCTGCCACAACTTCGTTTGCGATAAGCGGAATTAGTTCTATACAGCCTGGAGATCTTCTAAAGGTTGGCGCAGAATACATGAGCATCAATAATGTTGGTGTTGGAACAACTTCTGGAGACATTTCTGGAATTGGCACATTTAACGTAGTCAATGTTCTAAGAGGTGCTGTTGGTTCTGCGGCTTCCGCTAAGGCAGATGGAGATACTGCAAAGATCTATAGAGGATCTTACAACATTGTAAGAAATAGTATTCACTTTACAAATGCTCCCGCTGGAACTGGTTCAGAAGAACAATTCAATGAGTTCAATCTTTCGCCAGCAAACTCGACATTTGGTGGTAGAGTATACCTGAGACAAAACTATACAAATAATGCTCTGTTCGTTGATGTTTCCAACCAATTCACTGGTCTGGCAAGAACATTTACACTTAGAACTGATGATGATAATCCCGTTGGATTTGAAACTGGTGGCAGTGTTCTATTCTTGAATGGAATTTTCCAAGCACCCACAACTCTCAACAATACAGGAAAATCTTACACCCTCGAATCAACAGTATCTGGTGTCACCAGTGCAGTATTCAATGGAGTAAGACTTGTAGATGGATCTCCATATGTTTCTGAGACAGATGTCAACACTAATGAAATTCCCAGAGGTGGAATTATCGTTTCTCTCGGAAGCACTGGTGGAACTGGAGTTGCTCCTCTAGTTGGTGCTCAATACAGAGCAATCACTGGCGTCGGTGGAACAATCGAATCCCTTGTTGGATTTGGAACGACACTTGGTAGAACTGCACTCTCTATTAGTACAGCATCTTATAATAACAACACGGGCGTTATGGAAGTTACTACAACTTCTGCCCATGGACTTACGGGAACTGGTCAGCAAGTCTACATGATTGGACTTGAATTTGAATGTGCTGCGGCTCACGCTGGTGTAACAACAACCATCTTCCCAGATGGAACAAGAGGTCATGTCTTTGAAGTTGTGGGTGTTGGATCAACAACTATCTTCTCGGTTGATATTGGAATTAGCACTATAGGTCACGACTATGTTGGTTCTGGAACAATCTATGAGCACAATGTTTCTCTGAACAATGGTTCTGGTTACAGAGGTCCAGTATCTGTAGCAATTACAGATCTTGGAACTGGAGTTGGCGGAACAACTGGTTATGGTGCTGTAATTAGTGCGACAGTCGGTGCTGGAGGAACGTTATCTCTTAGTATTGACAATCCTGGAGTTGGATATAATCAGCCTGCAGTGATCATTCCCGATCCAACTTATTCCAACATGATTATTGAAGGTGTATCTAGACTCGGAATTGGTTCTACAACCGATACTGGATTTGGATGTGTGATTTCTCTTGAGGTTGGTGCAGGAACAACTACAGTTGATGATGAATATCACTTTGTTAATGGATTTACTCTTAATAATCCTGGTTATGGATTTAGAATTGGTGATGTATTCAGACCTGTTGGACTTGTTAGTGCAATCGGTGCTGGTTCTTCCTTCACAGAGTTTGAATTGACTGTAGAGTCTGTATACACTGATAGTTTCAGTGCATGGCAATTCGGTCAAATTGATTATATTGATTCTATCAAGGATCTCCAAAATGGAACTAGAAGAAGATTCCCACTTTATCAGAATGCTCAATTACTGAGTTTCCAAAAAGATCCAGAAATTGCATCTTCTGCAGCAATTGATCTTGCCAATGTTCTACTCATCTTTGTTGATGGAGTAATTCAAGTTCCTGGCGTTGCGTATGAGTTTGATGGTGGTACAAGTTTTGCCTTTACCCAGGCTCCTAGTCCAGAATCTGATATTGAAATCTTCTTCTATAGAGGAACTGCTGGAACTGATAGCGCACAGACATCACAGTCTGAAACAATTAAGGCTGGAGATACTGTAACTCTCAGAAAACTTGGTCAAAATGATGGAACTGTAACACAGGATTCTAGATTAGTACAAGAAATTGCCTCTGCAGATAAGATTACCACAAATATCTACATCAATCAGGGAATAGATGAGACTGTATTCAGACCTCTTGACTGGAGAAAGCAAAAAGCCGATAAGATCGTAAACACAGAGATCATTTACAAGACTAGAGATTCTCTTGAGGGACTTGTTTATCCAACAGCAAGACTCATTGGAGATTTGTCGGAAGGAGCAACAGATATATTTGTTGATAACGCAAGATTCTTCCAATATGAAGAATATGCTGATGGAGCTCCTGCAGGAACAACTGTTTCCACTGATCTGATCATCATCGATCCGACAGAAAATGTTGGCGCTTCTATTACTGCTTTGGTTGCTGGTGATGGTACATTGACATTTGATATTGTTAGCGGTGGTTCTGGATATGCTGGAACCTCTGTAGCACTTGGTATTGCTGCTCCCCCCAGAGTCGATAATGCTAAGTATGGAATCATTGGTGTTGGAACAACAGCTGTTGCTAGAGGAATTATTAGTGGTGGTTCTATCACCAGTGTTGACATCTACAATGCTGGTGGTGGATATACGGTTCCCCCACAAGTTCTTGTACCAGATAACACAGTGAAGAAAGATGTACTTAATAGTGCAGACGTTATTATTGGTTATGTTGGCGTTATTACCGGAATTACTACGGTGAGTGGACTTGGAGGAGCAACTGTTGCTATCGAGTTCCAAACAGATTACACAAATTCCTTGGTATCCACTGCTGAATTGGATTCTCTGATTGTTGGATATCCAATTTATGTTTATGATACAACAGTTGGATCTGGAATCACTGCAGTTGATGTCCTAGATACTGATACAGTCGGTATCGGTACAACATTTGCAGATGCTGTTTACAAAGTTGCTGGAATTTACAGAAACTCCAACGTCGGTGTCATTACTTGCAACATTCTCAGCACAACAGATACAACTGGTCTTACCACTACAGGAACCTTAAACGTACCTGTTGGCCGCTTCTCTTGGGGAAGAATTGGTCAAGGTTCTAGAGAGTCAACATCTGTTGCTTTCGCAGTTTCCTCCTACACCACAAGTGCTGGACTATCTACATACCCAATCGTCCAAAGAAGAGGGTTTGGATTAAGAAACTCTGGTGCTCTCAAAAAACAAGTATCCAACTAACGTATAAATATCACCATAGGAAACTAGATTCAAAATGCCTGCGCTAGTAACTGATCAATTTAGAATTTTTAATGCGAACAATTTTGTTTCGTCAATTGAAAGTTCTGACAATTCATTCTACATCTTCCTAGGGTTATCGAATCCGACTTCGCCAGCCATTGGTTTTGGTAGAACTAGCGATTGGAATACTGCTACCACTGGAGCTCCTTCTCCAGTCGATAACATCAATTATACGAATCATTCGTATGATACGATGCTATTTGGTAAAAAGATCACATCTGCTAACGTTAGAAGATTGGTCCGTAGGGTCAACTGGTCTCAAGGAACTACTTATGAGATGTATCGTCATGACTACAGCGTAACGAATCCTTCTCCTATTACTGGTTCAGCACGTTTATACGATGCAAGATATTATGTCATCAACTCAGACTACAGGGTCTACATCTGCATCGACAACGGATCCAGCGGTACTAACCCTAATGGCAATGCTTCACAAGACGAACCCACTTTCACTGACCTCGAACCCTCAAAAGCAGGTGATAGTGGAGATGGCTATGTCTGGAAGTACCTTTACACCGTTGATCCATCAGATATCATTAAGTTCGACTCAGTAGAGTATATCTCTGTTCCTGGAAACTGGAGCGGTTCAACAAATTCTCAGATTCAATCGGTAAGAGAAAATGGTGATTCGACCATTAATAATAACCAATTGAAAAAAGTTTACATTGAGAATGCTGGTTTTGGATATGGTGTCGGATTAGACAGAGAGGTAGACATTCTTGGTGATGGTACTGGTGGAAAGTGCGTTGTCAGCACTGACACATCGGGTAGAATTACTGATGTTCAAATTTCTCAGGGTGGCCAAGGATACTCTTACGGTATCGTTGATCTTGGGCCTCTGCAAGGAAGCACACTTTCTCAACTTGCAAAATTAGTTCCCATCATTCCTCCCTCTAGAGGGCATGGATATGATCTGTATAGGGAACTGGGGGCAGATAAAGTTCTTCTTTATGCAAGATTTGATGATTCGACAAAAGACTTCCCAGTTGATACGGTTTTTGCACAAATTGGACTTGTAAAGAACCCAACATCTTTTGGATCTACAACCGTTTATACTGCGAATCAGTATTCAAATCTTAGCGCAATTAAATTGACCAGCACCTCTGGATCTGTTGCTATTGGAGATGAGATTCGTCAAGTTGTTGGAACGTCCACTGCCGTTGGATATGTTGCATCTTACGATAGTGAAACAAGCGTTCTGAAATACTATCAAGATAGATCGCTGTACTTCAGCCCCATTTATGGTGATCAAACTGACTATGTTGGTGTTTCTAGCGAAGGTCAAAAACTCGCTTTTGCAGCATCCGCTCAACCAGTAACTACTGTTGGTGGTTTTAGTGGATCTGTAGATACTGGATTCTCTGGAATCACAACGATCATTAACAATAGAACTGTAAATCTTGGAGTGAATTTCACTTCAGGACTTGCAAATCCCGAAATAAATAAGAGGACGGGCGAGATCTTGTATTTGGATAACAGAACTTCTGTTACTCGTAATTCTCGCCAAAAAGAAGACATTAAGGTAATTCTGGAATTCTAAGACGATGCCACAAAAGACGAATCTGAATGTAAGTCCTTACTATGATGACTTCGGCATTGATAAGGATTTCTACCGAGTCTTATTCAAACCTGGATATCCCATTCAAGCCAGGGAACTTAACAATATCCAATCTATTCTACAGAATCAAGTAGAACAGTTTGGTAATCATATCTTCAAAGACGGATCTGTAGTCATCCCTGGAGCAGCGTCTTTTGATGATCAGTATTACGCTGTCAAGATTGATCCAATCCATGTTGGTGTCGATGTATCCATTTACGTTGACAATTTCATTGGAAAAACAATCAAAGGACAAACAACTCAGATCACGGCAACAGTTGTAAACGTTCTTCAAGCTTCTGATTCTGAAGAAAATCAACTAACTCTTTATGTCAAGTATAAGCAGTCTGGAACTGCTCTAAGTGTAGCCTCTTTCCAAGATGGTGAAATTCTTCTTGCTGAAGAGGATGTAACTTACGGTAATACCACAATTACTGGTGGTTCTACATTTGCCCAGTGTATCGCGTCTGGAGCAACAGCGATTGGTTGTGCAGCTCACATCGATGCTGGTATTTACTTTGTAAGAGGTATCTTTGCACAGGTAGCAAAGCAAACTCTTATTCTTGATCAGTATACTAACCAACCCGAGTACAGAGTTGGTTTGGATGTAATCGAAACTATCGTAACTGCTAAAGAAGATGATTCTTTATACGATAACGCTAGAGGATTCTCAAACTTTGCTGCGCCTGGAGCAGATCGATTCAAGATCGAACTGAAACTTTCCAAGAAGAGTATCACTGATAGGGAAGACAAGACATTTATTGAGATTTTAAGACTCACTGAAGGTAGAGTTGAAAAAATCGGAACAAAGACTCAGTACAATCTTATTAGAGATTACTTTGCTGAGAGAACTTATGATGAATCTGGAGATTACTCCGTAGAAGATTTTGAGATTGGCGTCAGAGAAACTTTAAACGATCGCAAAGGAAACAGCGGTTTGTTCTATGACAGTCAAAAATCTTATAGTGGCAATACTCCTTCAGACAATTTAGCCTCTGTTACGATTGGTCCTGGAAAGGCATATGTTAGAGGTTATGATATCAATAATTTTGGAACCAAAGTTATTGACGTATCGAAACCAAGAGATACAAAGGCAACAACAACGAACGTTCCCTTCAATATGGGTAACGTCCTTAAGGTTAATAACGTCGTAGGACAACCTGTAGTCGCCCTCAATGCCACTCAAGTCGTTAATCTGTACAACCTCCGTAAAACGACTAGAGTCGCCTCTGCAGCGCCCTCAGGTGCCACTCTGATCGGTCAAGCAAGAGTGTATGCAATTAATACAGACGATCAGAACTACACTGGAGATGAGACTGTATTTAATCTTCAACTGTGGGATGTTCAGACATACACACAGATCACATTAAACGTTGCAGGAGATGTAGTAAGTATTCCCGCAACATCCTATATCGAAGGACTCAGCAGTGGTGCTAGTGGTTACGTTGTAACAGCTGCTTCTGCTAGTGATAGAACAATCTCACTGTCTGAGGTTTCGGGAACTTTCCAAGAGGGTGAAACCATTAGAATTAATGGTGTAACGGAGACCCCTAGATCGATTATTAATATTAGAACCTTTACTACAAAAGATATCCACTCCGTATGGCAAGACACTAGTGCAGTGTCTGGCTACGCCGTTGACTTCTCTGCAGACGTAGTTATGTCTGCTAGAACTCCTCTTGGTTTTAAAGTTACTGATAGTGTAAGTTTCAGCAATAATGGTGCCACTGGTTTAACCACTGTTAGAAGCCCTGGTAGAGTTTTTAGTGGTGTCTCTACCGATTCAATCATCAGATTCCAAAACGTAAACAAGGCTCTACCAACTTTTGCTAGAGTAACAAATGTCAGCACCAATGGTTTGGTAATGACCCTATCTGGTGTCACAACCGTCAACAACGTTTGTGATGGTGGACTTCCCGCTTCTAGTGGAACTTATACCATTGAGGAAATGGTTCCACAATTCACAAATCCACAAGATGCTTATTTGTTTACTCCAATAGGTAAGCAAAACGTATCTCAAGTAGATCTTGGCACATCCAATCTTTCCATTGTTCATCAGTTCACTGGTGAATCCACTGATGGAAGTGGACTCCTTTCCATTGATGCATCTGCATCTGGAATCACCAGTGCTTTCTTTGAAACTTATGATCCCGATAGATTCGTAGTTTCATACTCTGGTGGAAACACTGCCGACTTAACGGCTGGACAATTCTCATTGACTAATGATGCAACGACTCTGAACATTTCTGGTCTTACTGGTTCACAAAGCAATATCGTTGTAACTGCTACTCTTAAGAAGAGAGGAATTAAGAATAAAGTTAAGAACTTTACAAGAAGTGCTAAGCGTTATGTAAGACTTTCCAATCTTGCCAGTTCAGGAATCTCTACTGGAGTAAATAACGGTCTCACCTATAATAAGTTCTACGGTCTGAGAGTTGAAGATAAAGAAATCTCTTTCAACGTCCCCGATGCAATCAATCTTGTTGCGGTCTATCAATCCAATGGATCTAATGATCCTTCCTTTGACAATTTGGTATTCCAAACTGGTCTTGGTTTAGATGTCAATTCTGTCCTTGGGGAATACATTCTTGGTGGAACCAGTGGAGCACTTGCACAAATTGTAACAAGATCCAACTCTACTACAATTGAATTTGTATATCTGAACTCCTCCAAGTTCCAAGTAAATGAGGATGTTAAGTTCTTAGAATCTAACATTGTTGGAACAATTCAAGAAGTAAATCTTGGATCTTATGTTGACGTAACTTCCAATTATACTCTTGACACTGGACACAGAAAACAATTCTGCGATTTCTCTAGAATCGTAAGAAATACAGGAAAGCCTTCTGCTTCCAAGAGACTGGTTATCGTATACGATCATTATACAGTTCCTAGTGTAGATACTGGAGATGTATTTACTGTTGGTTCGTATGCTGCTTCTCAATACAAAGAGTATATTCCAACATCTGAGTATTTCGATAGACAGACTGGATCCTTCAAGGAAATTAGATTAACTGATACTCTTGACTTCAGACCTAGAGTTACATCCTGGTCTGTAGAAACGTCTTCTCCATTCTCGTTTGCAAGTAGAGCATTTAATGCTTCTGGAAATACAACTACTCTTGTTCCCAAGTCTGGAGAAACTTCTTTAGTAGATTATTCCTACTATCAAGGAAGAATTGACAGAATTGTCCTTGGCAAAGATGGCAATTTCCAAATCATTAAAGGAGCCCCTAGCGATACACCTAAGACACCTCTTAATTCTGAAGAGGCAATGGATATTGCTATCATTGAATATCCCCCTTACCTTTATGATGTAACTGATGTAAAAATTACTACTATCGACAATCGTCGTTATACGATGCGCGATATTGGCAATCTTGATGACAGACTTTCAAACTTAGAAATTACAACATCCCTTTCTCTGTTAGAACTGGATACTTCTACTTTCCAAGTTGTTGATGATCAAGGTCTGACTAGATTTAAGTCTGGATTCTTTGCAGATGATTTCCAGAATCAGGAATTCATTGATTACAGCATGGAGGATACTCGTATCACTGTTGATACAGAGTTGAAGCAACTGATCGTAGAAGATACCACGGTAACAATTCCCGTTCAAGTTGCAACGGCTAGCACTGCTGCTGATTCTCTAATTGACTACAGTGCTAATATTGACCTTATCGATTCTAACGTTGTTAAGAGAGGAAATAAAGTTCAACTCGCTTATCAGGAAGAAACCTGGATCGAGCAACCTTTGGCAACAAGAGTTGAGAATGTAAACCCATTTAACTTGATTGAGTGGGTTGGATCTATTTCACTAACACCAGCTGTTGATAGTTGGGTTACAACTATCTTTAGAAGTGGCGGTTTTGCTAGAGTTCCAAATCCTCATCGAAGAGGTCAAACAATTGTTAGCAATTCTGTAAGTGATGTTGCTGATCCATGGATTAGATCCAGAAACGTTAAGAATAAGACAACTGGTTTCAAACCATTCACAAGATACTATCAATTCCTTGATGGTGTTGGTGGTCTTGACTGGATTCCCAAACTCATCGAAGTTACACCCGTAGCTGGAACATTCCAAGTTGGTGAAACTGTAGATGGATTTGATGCTGCTGGAAATAGAACTATTTCCTTTAGAGTAGCACAACAAAACCACAAAGAAGGACCTTTTAACAATCCTACCAGAAAATATGATGTAAGTCCTTATGACAGAACTCTCCTCATGGGTTCTCTTGATGCGTATAATAGTTCTTCTGTTCTGGTAAACGTTGACATTGATGCTCTTTCTGCTCAGGCTGGTGGTTCATATTCTGGTTACATTGTAACTGGTGGAAGACTTGTTGGTAGAACGAGTCAGGCTCAGGCAACTATTACCAACAATAGAATTGTAACTGATAACTATGGAACGATTATTGGTTCGTTCTTCTTTAGAAATCCAAATAGCATTCCTGCTCCTGCTCTGAGATTCCCAACTGGAACAAAGACTTATAAACTGTCTTCTAGTTCCACAAATGCTGAACCTCTTCCCGGTAGTCTTCTGATTAGTTCTGCCGAAGCCTCTTACAGAGCGACTGGTATCATTAGAACTATCACACAAACCGTTGTTCAGTTCTACGATCCTCTTGCTCAGTCCTTTACAACGGACAATACTGGTGGATATATTACTTCTGTCGATATCTTTATGGGCAATAAAGATACCGCTTCTCCACTTGAGATTCAGTTGAGAACAATGGAGTTGGGAACTCCAACAAGACAACTCGTCAATGAAGATTCTGTAGTAACTCTTGAACCAGACCAAATTAACACTTCAAGAACAGCAGATGTTCCCACAAGAGTAACATTCCCTGCACCAATTTATCTCGAACCAAATACAGAATACGCTATTGTTCTTCTTGCTCCTTCCACCGATCAATACGAAGCCTGGGTTGCAAGAATGGGAGAAAAGACTGTAAACACGTCTACTCTTCCAAACGTAGAAGGCGTTATTTACGCTAGACAGTATGGCGCTGGATCTCTATTCAAGTCTCAAAACGGGTCTATTTGGAC